CATTAGAAGGGCCTTTTTGTAAGTGGTCTTTAGCAAGAACATTGTAGCACAGAGCAACGACTGATGACAGGGAAATATGCAGTCATACACTGCGGCTTTGACATGGTCATAAGTGCGGAGCATCGTGCCGACGTTTCCGTGGCAGGAAACAATGTTGGTCGGGACGATGCCGGGCGGTCGAGTAAGAGCCGACCTGCCGGTGGCGTCCCGATCAGCTTATCCGCCCCTCGTCTAAGTCTAGGACCCGCGGCCACTCAGCCGCGTAATCGTGGTGTCAACTCCGCGGGGGCGGTCCAGTTTTGAAACTCGACACATTTACCGGCGTGCTGTTCAAGGGCGGACTGAAGGCGCCGGCTGCGAAGTTCCTCGTCGGTGCGCTCCGGCGATCCCGGGAGCTTGGCGTCACCCGGTTCATCAACCCGTGCGCCGGCGTGTTCGGACTCGCCCAGGCCGCGGTGTCCGCCGGCTTCGATCCCTCGAAGATCATCACCGGCGATACCGGCCTGGTCTCCGCGATCATCGGCACGTCGATCGCCGGACGGCCGCTTGCCGACCTCGGCATCCGCTACCTGGACGAACGGCTGGCGCCGGCGGCGGCGTTCGCCGGCACGAAGATCGAGGCGGGCGCGGCGCTCGCTGCGATCAAGGCGTGCCAATACAAAACCGAAAGCCAGTACACGCGGCTGCTGTTGGAGGACATCACCTCCGATTGGGAACGCGCGGCGTCTGCACTCCAGGAACAGATCGACGCGAGGGTGACCGCGTTGGACGGCTGCACCTTCGAGATCGAGGATATGTGGGCGCAGATCAAGCAGGGGATTGACGATCCGCACGCGGCGATCTGCCTTTTCCCACCGGCCTACCGCAAGGGCTATGACCGTATGTTCCCGGTCGAGGGTCGCATCGCCTGGAGCGAGCCGAAGGTCCCGCAGTTCGATCCCGCCTTGCAGCCGAAGTTGTACGATATGCTGCGCGATGGCGCCGCGCTGGCGGTGTGGGCGTTCTATGGCGAGTTGCCGGAGGATGGCGCCGATCGCGCGATTTTCAGCGAGTGGGCGCCGAACCGGAAGGTCCCGCATTATTGGCTGGCGAACCGGCCGGAGGGCTTGCCCAAGGGCGTCCACACGCGCCGGGAAACCAAGCTCGGGCCTTCGGAGTTTCCCCTCTGGCCGAATGACCGGGCGGTGACCGCGGATACCGTGGTGCGGTTCGTTGAAACGAGCAAGTCGTGCGCGCTGTACTATCGCGACCTGTTCGCGCACAAGCTCGGCGTGACGCGGGCCGAGCGGTATTTCCTCGTGCTGCTCGACGGTCACCTGATGAGCGTGTTCGGCGTGTTCTTCGATCAGGTCGAGCGCGGCGTGTCCGAGATCGTGCATGAAACCTTCGGCTTCACCGTGCCGAACGCGGTTCATGCGAGACTGAGCCGCTTGTTTATGATGTTGCTGGTGAGTGGTGACGCGCGGGCCTATTTCCGGTCGATGGTCAGGAACCCGCTGCGATCCGTGAGCAGTCTGCAAACAACCTGCATCGCGCCGCACCCGGAGGTCAAAACCGACCGGGGCATCCTGAAACTGCGCGAGCGAACGAAGATGCCGGATGGCCGGTTCAAGCTGGTCTATGCGGCGCCGTTCCCTGACCGCAGCTTTGCCGACCGGGTTGCCGAGTGGCTCAACAAAGACGGCAAGGTGGCGCCACGCGCCCGAGAGGAATTTGATGGCGGAGTTCATAGCGGCGGTCGGGCCGAACCTGGAGATTTGGAAGGTTCATCCCGAGGAACTCCGCGAGCAGGACGTGAACGCGCGCGTCATGCCGCCGGAAATGCTGGAGCGGCTGGCTGACACCATCCGCAAGGAACAACGCCTCGAAAGCCTGCCTCTCACTGTTAAACGCAAGAACTTCTTTGAGGTCATGTCGGGCCACCATCGCACCCGGGCGGTGCGCATGGCCGGGCTTACCGAACTGTACGTGCTGGCCGACACGCGGAACCTGACCCGCTCCCAGGTGGTTGCGAAGCAGATCGCGCACAACCGCATCGCCGGCAGCGACGATCGGGAGACGCTCGCGACGCTGTTCAAGGAGATCAGCCGGATTGACGACATCCTAGAGTCCTACGTGACCGCGGCGGACTTCGGTGACATCGCCTCGGCTGACAGCATTTCGATCCCGCCGATCGCGGCCATCCTGCCGTGGTATCTCGTACACTTCGCGTTCCTACCGGCAGCGATCGAGAAATTTGAACTGCTGGAAGCGCAGATCAAGAAGATACCGAAGGACACCGACCTGGTGGGCGTCGCGTCGGCCGACATCTATCCGCGCTTTGCCGAGGCGGTCGGAACCATCACGAAGATCGAGAACGTGCGGGCGATCGGAGCGGTTTTGACTCGGATGATCGACATCGCGCTGGCGCATTTTGCCGCTTTGGAAGGGCCACATGAAGGGCCGCAAGCCAACGCCGACACACTTGAAGCTGGTAACCGGGAATCCGGGGCGCCGGCCGCTCAATGACCGGGAGGCGAAGGTTGCCCCGGCGGTGCCGCCGCCGCCGGCGCATCTGAACGGCGACGCACTCAAGGAATGGCGGCGCATCACGCGCCTGCTGGCCGAGGCCGGGCTGATGACAAAGCTCGACCTGGCAATCGTCGCCAGCTACTGCGTTGCGTGGGCGAGGTGGATCGAGTGCGAGCGCGAGGTCACGAGCAAGGGGATGATCCTGCGCTCGCCAAACGGTTTGCCGATCTACTCGCCTTACCTGACGATCGCGAACCGGGCGATGGAGCAGTTGCGCCAGTGCGCCGAGCAGATCGGGCTGTCCGGCTCGGCGCGATCGCGAATCAAGGCTGCGGAGGTGGCGCCGCCATCCGACCCGGCCGAAGACTTCTTGCGTGGCAGGGCGTAGGCGGCGGGCGAAGCCGCAAGACACTGTCGAGGCGTACGCCCGGGCGGTGGTCGAGAACAAGGTGGTCACCGGCCGCCTGGTTCGCCTCGCTTGCGAGCGCCACCTGCGCGACCTGGTTGACGGGCCGGCGCGGGGCCTGCGCTGGGACCGGGAGACGGCCCAGCGGGCGATTGATTTCTTTCCGGCCGTGCTGCGTCACAGCAAGGGGCAATACGCGGGCCAGCCGTTCAACCTGCTCGAATGGGAACAATTCGTCGTTGGCTCGATCTTCGGCTGGAAGCTGCTGCTGCCGGACAAGAAGATCGAGGTCAGGCGCTTCCGCACGGCGTTCGTGTCCACCGCGCGGAAAAACGGCAAATCGACCATTGAGGCAGGCATCGGCCTCAAGGCGCTGATAGACGAAGGCGAGCCTGGCGCGGAAATCTACTCGGCCGCGACGACGCGCGATCAGGCCCGGATCGTGTTCACCGAAGCGGAGCGCATGCGGGCGGGCTCGCCGGCGCTGCGCCGGCGGATCGTCAAGACGACGAACAACCTGGCGGTCCTGCCGACCGCATCGTGGTTCCGGCCGCTCTCGGCCGACACGTCGACCATGGACGGCTTGAACGTGTTCGTCGCGCTGGTGGACGAACTGCACGAGCATCCCGACGCCGGCGTGATCGAGAAACTCGACACCGGGATGGGCGCGCGGCTCCAGCCGCTGATGTACGAAACCACGACGGCGGGCGTGAGCCGGACTTCGGTCTGCTACCTGCATTGGGATTTCTCGGCAAAGGTCCTGGAGGGCGTGATCCCTCTGGTGACCGCGGATCGGTGGTTCGCCTACGTCGCGACCGTTGACGAAGGCGACGACTGGCAAGACGAACTGGCCTGGCGCAAGGCCAACCCCTCGCTCGGCGTTGTCCTCCAGATCGAGGACCTGCGCGCGGAGGTCGCGCTCGCGCTGGAGATGCCGACGCGGCAGAACTCCATCCGGCGCCTGCGGCTCAATCAGTGGACCCAGCAGCTTGTGCGCTGGATCCCGATGGAGGTCTGGGCGGACGGGGCCGCGCCGATCGACGCGGAGGCGCTGCGGGGCCGGAGGTGCCTCGCGGGCCTCGACCTGGCGCGGATCAACGACCTGTCGTCGCTGGCGCTGCTGTTTCCCCCGGTGAGTGACGGGGAGAAGTGGAAACTGCTGTGGCGGCACTGGTGCCCGGCCGACAACATCGAAGAACGGTCGCGGCGCGACCGCGCGCCCTACCAGGTCTGGCGCGACCAGGGCCATTTGATCGCGACCGAAGGCAACACGACGGACTTCAAGTTTGTCGAGGCGGCGATCCTTAAACTCGCCGGCATCTATGACATCACCGAACTGGCGTTCGACCGCACGTTCGCGGGCGAGATCATCCGCAACCTGGCGGACGAGGGCATGAACCTGGTCGAGTTCGGGCAGGGCTTCCTCAGCATGGGGCCGGCGGCGGCCGAGTTCATGCGCAAGGTGCTGGCGCGCGAAC